CTTCCCTGACTCCTTAGGGGGGTGGTGTGGGTCACTGGTGGGGCGTACGTGGGTGGTGGGTGGCGACCTTGTGCTTATCCCTGCGTGAATTGATATGCGGGAACAATCCGCACGCGTCACCGTTTACCGTCGAGCGTATCTGACGCGCACGCTTCTGTGCCCAGATGTGCGAGCGTCCATACATCCGGGCAATGGTGCGTGAGTCGAGACAACCAGGGAGTGACAGCGCCCAGCGTATCAGCTCGACGTGGCGCCGGAACTTCATGCAGTCCGAAGTAGCGAGCGCATCCATGAACGCCTTAAGCATGATGCCGACATGATCTCGAGAAATAAATGAGTCGACCTCAACACGGTGCTCATCAGCTGTAGGATTAAACGCCCACTTGGGATGGTTAGCGTCGATGCAGAAGACGTGCCTCGACTGTACCATCTCGCGGTAGGGCAGCACGCCGGACTCCCGCATCTTGTCCTGCACCTTCTTCGGCTGCGCGAAGAACCACCCGTCGAACGACTTGGCCTCACTGTGCGGCGCCGTGAGGTCGTTGACTGTAGCCTTGGTCACGCTGCTCATTTGGTAAGGATGTTACTCAGCGGGCAAGTGGCAAAGGTTGTGCCATAGGCCGTCATCGCGGAAGGTCATCATGCCATGCCGACGCATCCTCCAGATGAGGGAAGATACCTTCCCCTTGTAGGTAAAGTCTCTCAGGATATATTCCCTCAAGGTCGCAGTGTCTAAGGTGCTAGGCCAAGCGCTCATGGCTTCCCTGATCCGTAGGTTCTTCTGTTCCTTGACTGCCTTGGCTGCCTCGGTGGCCTTGACCCGGATACCCTCCATCCTCACCGGCTCTTCCCTCCATGCCTTCTGCCGTAGCCTGGTCAGACTCAGCTTACGGAGAACCCACCCTCTCCGCGCGGTAGTACGGTTAGGCTTGGTCATCGCGGTATACTTGCCTCCTCGCTAGAGACACGGCTGAACCCCAAGCGTAGCGACAAGGGGTGAGGCTAGTGTCACCCTTGTACGTAGTACAGGGACGGATGTTGAGTTGGATGTTGATACCCATGCGGCGAGGTCAGGATTAGACGGTCAAAAGGTAGGGGGTACGGCTCTTGACCCTCAGTTGATGTTCAAACGCCCTGACGACCCCTTGGCGGGGCGGGAATCGCTATCCCTTGGGGCTGACTGGGTGGCACTCTGGGAGGGGGGCTGGCTGTATTCCCAGCGGATGACACCCTTCTGGGCGGCGTGGCGGATGTAAATCTCGGACTTGAACTGCCCGGTATGGTCCTTGAGGTCGGCACGGCCACGGCGCTTGGTCAGGCCGAACTTGTAGATGGGCTCCTCGCCTTGGCAGCGTATCAAAATCGCACACTCCCTGAAATAATTTGTGAACTCACTGCTCCCGAGGCCGCTGTATGCTAGGTCAGCAATCGTCTGGCCTTCCTTCTCGGCTGAGGTCTTGGGTTTGCCGGTGTGGTGCATGGCGACGAGGACGGCGCCTGTCTCCAGCAGGATCGGGGCGAGGTCATGGCGCAGGAACTTGGACGCCTGCTCCTGGTCAGAGACGTCGATGCCGGCGAAGGACAGCAGAGGGTCGACGAAGACGATGTCAGCGCGGTGCTCGATGATGAGGGCCTTGAGCGCGGCGGTGAAGGTCGTGCCGGTGCTGACGGTGTCTCGGTAGATGGCTAGGTGTTCCTTCAGCTGCGCGATCTCGGCGGAGTTGAGGTAGGCACCTGCCACTACATCTTGCAGACTCTCGCCACAGTCGAGGGCGTCGTTCTCCGCTTGCAGGATGATTGAGCGCAGGGGCTTGACTGGCTTGATGCCGAAGAAGTCACGGCCTAGCGCCCAATGCACAGCGGCCTGCATCATCAGCGACGACTTGCCGGTGCCTGACTGCCCGACGATCAGGAGCGACCCACCCTTGCACAGCCAGCGGTTGCCAAGGATGTTGTTCGGGTCGTTCTTACGGTCAGCGGTAAGCAGGTAGTCGAAGTCCATGCGCTGCGGGCCGTGTCGGGTCTTAGACCCCTTGCGCTTATCTGCCAGACGAGCATAGTGGTCGAGCAGTGTGTCTGGGTCGGTGGCGTTGTGTGCCGCGTTAGATGCCTCACGAAGGAGGGCGGCGTCGGTAATGAGGTCGACGTGCTCTGGTCGATACTCGCCAAAACCTGAGTCAGTGACCAAGAGCGAGACGGTTGCGGCCTCGACCTTCGACTTAACCTCGCGCAGCTTCTGGGTTACTGTGTGCTCGTCTGCCCGGACACCGTCGACAGCCAGGGACAGTGCCGCAGCGTAGATGTCTTGGTGGACTGGCTCAAAGAAGTCGGAGGGCTTGAGATCACTAGGGAGAGGGAGCGCATCACGGAGGAGGACGCCGAGGAGGTGGCGTTCCGCCGGCACGTTGTTCGGAGGAGTCATGGAAGAAGGGGTGTGGGTTTGCGGGCGTGGGTGCCCAAGGTCAAGGTGCTTTGCGTAAGAGACGGTCGAGGTCGGTGCGTCGGTAATGCGGGACAGGGCGGGGTGTCTTGTAAACGCGCCAGAGGATGTCCGTGCCGTCGAGCCGGTACTGGATGCCGCGAACCGTGCGCCGGAGTTTGCGGGCGTACTGCGTAAGCGTGACCCAGCCCTTTGGGGGCGTAAAGCGTTCGAGTTCTAGGGCGGCGATGTTGGCGTCTTCCCAGGTCTTAAACCTCTTCGACAGTCGGTACACAAGTCGCCATCCAGCGCGGCGCTCTTCTGCGAAGCCAGCCTTGACGATGCGGGCGAGTATAGGTCGGGAGCCCGCTAGACTCTTTACGCGGATGAGGGGCAGTAGGTCCATCGTTCTGATCCAGCCGTTAATTTCAAAAGGCTGGCCGCAGGCTTCTCGCTTCGGCAGCTCTTTGACGACGGCCTTGATGAAGTCAGCGACGCGCATTAGATCAGGTCGTAAGCGGTCGAGCAGATGAACTTGCCTTGAAAGCGGTGGGCGGTCCAGACCTTGCAGTCGCCGGTCTTCTCGTCGATGACTCCATGTAGCCAGCCTTGACACCATTTCGTCGTGGCTAGTCGGCGCAGCGCATAATCGGCTTTGTTAATGTCCATCAGGCACATCCCCGAGACGCCGACAATGTTGGCCTCAAGGTGCTCAATTGTGCACAGGTTGAAGTCGTGGGTGTGTCCGTGGATGACGACATCCCCTGGGCGGCCTAGTGTTCGGGCGGTCTCGCGTGTAGCTGAGACGCCAGTCTTGAAGCCGTGTGTGCCGGTGAGTTTGCCGACGCGGAAGCGGTTCACGTCCTTAGGGCTCTTGCCCTTGACCGAGTAGCGGTGGATCTCGCGGCAGTCGATAGCCTGGAGCGAGTCAGTGTAGGACTGCACGGCGCGGCGGGCGTTGTCTGCCCGGTCACCGTTGCGAGAGAGCATCTGCTCTTCGGCGCGGATGTCGTGATTGCCCTGCATGAAGATGGTCGGCTTGAGCACCTTGCGGATGAAGTGATTGCCGGCCTTGAGGTCGGCCTCGATGCCTTCCTCTTGGTCTTCTGTCGAAGCACCCTTACGCCACGCTCCGAAATCAAAGCAGTCTCCCAGCGCAATTCGCAGCGTCGGTTTCCAGCGGCCGATGTGAACGGCGAGGGCTTCTTCAGTCTCTTTGCAGATGTGATGCCCGTGATTGTCCCCGGCGGCTATCCAGCGGATGGTGCTCATTGTTTTGGAAGGTGGGGTATAGGTAGGCCTAAGTCGTAAGCGGTGAGCATCTCGTCGCGGTGACGGCGGGCGGTTTCGAGGTCTTTGCCTAGGTTGTGCAGGATGTCGGTCTTGCGCCGGCGGATGCGCAGCCACCAGCAGTCGCCTAGCTTCTGGAGATGGTGGTTGGGGTTCTCGGCCTTGATGATTGGGTCGCGGCCGTCACGCCCTGCCCGGGTATACTTGGGGCACGATAAGAGAAAGTTGATTCGCTCCTGGCTAAGGCCAGCACGGCGAGCCCAGAGGACGCGTTCCTCAAGTGACAGGCCTAGCTCAATGTTTAAAGTCGCCACGTCTTGGAGATATAGCGGCCTTCCTGCATGATCGTGTTACGCGAGTTAGGAGCAAAGGTCAGCTCGAGGTCGAAGCAGTGGCGCTCGCGGATGGCGAGAATGCTGTCGAGCTCTTCGTCATTGGCAGGGCCGACCCCAGCGGTCGAGACGTGGATTGTCCGCACTTTCCAGCCTAACTCATGCAGAATTTCCTGACATACGACTAGCTCATTTCCATAGCGCCAGTCTGAGCATACAACGGTCTCCGGCGCCTGTTCCCCTGGCGTCATCTGCATCGGGCAGAAGTTCGCCATGTGCTTTGCAAAGATGTCCTTATCGATTGACCGGGCAAGTCGGCCAGCGGCGACCAGAAAATCCCGATGTTGCACCTTAAAGGGTTCGTTATGAAAGTCGCCCTCTAGGTTTAAACTCATGAGGTAGTCATTGGCCGCGTCTTTTAAATAGTCTGCGAAGTTCTGCTTACGCGCCGGCCTCGTCGACCACTCGAGTATGCCCGACGCTAGGGTGTCCTTCCCGGCCCTTGCGAATCCGCAGATCAGAACAAGGGTCGGGGCGGCCATGGTGGTCATTAATAGGGGACGTCTTCTGGGTTCGGCAGGTCGTTGACGACGGGCTTCTGGCTGCCCCTAGGATAAGTCAGCTTATATTTCCACTGGGCCTTGCCGTTGTATTCCTTATCTGGAATTGCTTCGACGCCAATCAGGCACGTCTGACCGCAGGCCGGCTCGATATACTGGAGAAACTCAGCGGGCGTTGCGTCGCTTCTGATTTCGGAAGTGAAGTTAGAAGAGAATTTCCCGATTAACATGGCAAGAGGTTTGGACCACATCGGAGAAAATGACTTATACATTTTATGGCCGTTGCCATCGATAAACATTAAGCGACAGGTAAAGGTGTTGTCTTCCTTAACCTTAATCCAGTCGAGGTTGGGGCGAATTAACTTCAGTTTGTAGGTACCCGAAACAGTGATCGGGTCGAGGGGCTTGCGTTCGTTTGTAGGTTCCATGTTAGGCGAAGGTGATAGGAGTGGCGGTGGTGGTGCTCTTGACGTCGATGACCTGCACGGCGGCTGGGGAGGCGGGCCAGACGCCCGAGGCGCTGCACTCGCGGTACAGGTTCACGGCCTTCTCGAAATCGGCGACTGCCCAGGACATTAGTTCGGGCCCGATTTCACAAACTGCGGTTGCGAACGGGGGCTCCTTTTCGACGAAGAGGAATCTGAAGCCAAGAGGGCGCTTGCCCGTGGCGAGCTCGTAGACGATGCGGTACCAATAGGCCTGTAGGTTGTATTTGTATTGCGGATTGCGAATCGCCTTGAGCATGCCCGCAGCTGATGCGTCTTCTGTCGTCTTGATGTCCCACAGGTAGTCCCCGGCGACGCCGTCAATTGCGGCCTTGAGCGGGATGCCGTTGTAATCGACGTGATACATGACTTCGGTCTCGTCAAAAGTGACGCCGTGCACTTTAAGCGCGTGACGGGCGGAAGAAGCGACCAGGTGCCCGGTAGCGGACTCTTCTGCGTCGAGGATAGTCTTGCCCTTGTTAGCCGTAGAGAAGGCCGCCCAGATCTCTTTGCCTTCCTTGGTCCGGCGATCACATTCTGGCGCGGTGGCGTATAGGTCGCCCAGGGTGTCGGGCTCGAGCACGGCCGCGTGAACGTAGGTTCCGAAGCGCAGCGCCTTGGTCTCTTCCTGCGGTGCGTTGATGTAGGCCTGATAGTGCGCGGCACTGACCAGGAGATGTTTTGCGGCTGACTGGTTAAGCGCCGGGAAGGCGCGGTATTCTTTTCTGTCGTGTATTTGTGGCATGGTGGTGGGAAATTAAAGGGCGGCGTCGTCGTCGCTCGGGTTGGCTTCTTCGACGTGCGCTGATAGAAGGTTGCATAGGTCGATGGCGTTGTCGGCGGCAAGGGCCACGCGGTCGAGCTGATTGCGTAGGACGCGCTCATGAGCGACGACGGCCTTGAGGCGGTCGTAGATCGGTTTGATGTGATAGGCCTCTTCGATGTTCTCGGCGTCGAGCATATCAAGTTCGGCTGCGGCCGCGTTGATAGCGCCGTGTAGGTTGTTAAGGTCGTCGGACTGAACGCCCCGAGAGTCATACGATGTAGGACGTAAGGCGGCGACTTCGCCGGCTAACTGTGTGAGGATGTTCCTCAGATATTCGCGGTTGGTCATTTGTTAAAGGTAAGTTCTTTTAGTTCACCAGAAGGAGCGAGCGTAAAGAATCGGACTTGTGATCGTGCCAGGGACGGGTGCGTCTTGCGCTTCCAGAGTCCTAGGTCGGAGAGAAAGTCGGCGTGTTTGCGGGCGGTCATCTCAACGTAAGGGTAACCGTCAAGGAGCAGGAGCAGGGCGTACTGGCCGGAGACGGTGCGGGCGATGCGCTCGATGCCGGCTGGCAAGGGGCTGCTCATTGACCCGTCTTGGCCTTCTGCCACTTAGCCAGGGACGCGGCCATCACGGCCCGGGAGATTTGGCAGGTGATCATGTCCGACCCGAGGATGTCTTCCATGACGCGGGCGAGTTGGTTGCCAGAGTAGCGGAGTTCGGCAATGGTCTGGGTCTGGTTATCACTGCGGGCTTCAGCGCTGCGGCAAGCCTTGACCCAGAAGTCTTCGTTCGTGTCAGGCATGGTTGCGGGCTTCCTGCCAGTCTTCGACGGCCTCTTGCAGTTCGGATGGGTCGACGCGGTTGGCGTGGCGGACGCAGTACCAGATCGCGTCACCGGCCTCGCGCATACCT